TGGCGACGATTCGCGAGCTACAAAATCTTTTCGGGATGGTTCTGTAACTGTGCTGCGATGTAGACCGCATCTTCGCGAAGATTTTGTAGCTCGCGAATCGTCGCCATTGCCTATCCTCCCATGACACTGACAACCTACACCGGCTTTCGTCAACAACTACCCTATCTTACCTGCCTCTGACTGTCAACACCCGATTTCCGCAACGCTGACGCGCAGTTACCCGCCTCGCCGATTTCCTGCCCGTGTGCGTCCGCGCAGCGGGGTCTGCCGGTGCCCATAGCTATAGAGGAAGTTTATAATTTATATATACTTTATATATAATATATATTTTTTAAATAAAAACTCCCTCTGTGCCTACGGGGGCCACTGGCCCCCTCTGCCTACGGGCAGGCTACCCTTCGGGGCAGCTAAACTAGCGTCGCCATTGGCTTTTTCCCCCCGAGACAGTCAGAGGCAGCTATCCTAGCGTAGCCGTTGGGGTTTCACCCCTGCCACTGTCCGCCTAGCGTCGTGTCAAACAATCATTGCTGCGCTAGCGCGCAGCGTGCCGTGTAACGGGCGCCCCACGGGGCAGCGCCCGCGACAATGCCGAATCCTACGGATCATGGTTGTCAACCGCATCCGTAGGATCGTTGATCTTCCGGAGGGTGCGCGTCGTGGCTTACTAGAGTCCTGAACGGTACAAACGCCCGTCAGTTAAACTAGCGTCGCGTCCCGTGCCGTGTGGGTCTTCCTCTTGCGTGAGTGTGGTCCCACTGTGCGCGCCCGGCTTGGTCTCCGCCTACTCTTGCTTCGGTGGCGTTCGCGCACTTTCCAGTAGTGCAGGGCGTGTGCCACACGCGCAGGATGCGTAGCTGGTAGTGCGCCAGCCGCGTACCACTACCCGTGGTAGTCGCACGGCGCTCGCACCTGTCTAGACAGGCACATTGCCGCTGTGCATACCACATGTAGTAGGGCATTCCGCGCTACCACAATCCATAGTATGGCAATATGCCCTGACGCATGGCGCAATGATTAGTATTGATTTATGTTGATTGGCACGTGAAATGCAATATGCAAGAGGGGTGCCGGGGGCTTTTACATTAGTTGGCACGGATTTTGCTGTCACTCATACGCAATTTTTGTGTAATTCTATAATTGAAAAGTTGCTATGCGCTACGCGATAGCACGTGTGCCATGCTTCGCAAGACATAGCACGACTAGTGCGCGGTAGAAAGTGCTTGACAAGGCGGGGCGCAGCATGGTAGTGTAGCATAGCTAGGCGAAGCCTAGCCGGAGGGTGTCATCGAAACACAGGTAATAGAAGGACTGCATAATCTAAAGACGGCATGTGAGATGATTCCGATGCCTAGCATGGCAGCACTCTACGCATTTTTGAGTAAACATCCAGAAATAGCGCGTGTCTATCGCCGTAGTGGGCATCGCGGTACTGCGATAGCAGGCTACGAAGAAGGATTTTTGACAACTTCCCAGATTCTACAGATACGGGCTATGACGTTCCATTCTAAGGCAGAGTCACGCTTCGCCCGCGCGGGGCGTCCGCGCTCTGCACTTCGTGGTAATTCTCCATTAAAATACATCTACGACAAAGCTATTGGTAATGGTCAATAGCCGCGAAACCCTCGCCTTCAGTGTAGACCGCGTCCGTGAGCGTCTATGGACAAATGTAGCAGTTCCTCCCGACTTGCTACAGAAGACGTTTCGTGAGCTGGACGCACAGCTTACCGCAAAAACAACGAAGCACTTCGCGTTCCAGGGACAAGTAGTTGACGAACGGACAGTTGCGGATAACGGGGCGCGCCTCGGTGCTATCGACAAAGTATTGTCAATAGCCGGCGCCTACGTTAGAGAACGCGATCAGCGTCCACCATCCACTGCTGTAGCACTAGAGATAGATCCAGTAACTGGAATCTATAGAATCGTAGTTGGAGTTGGCGTGGGGCAAGCAGCCCCGCCTCCAGAAAAGGAGGTGCATAATGAAGTAGTGCAAAGTCTAGAGATCGCGAGCTCGTCTGGCATGACGCCTGCGGCGTTGGCTACTGGCATGGCGGAGACAGAGCCAACGCCGCAACGCATTCGTGTGCCACGAGGACCCGGCCGTACACCGCCGGAGATTCTCAAACTGTTATTTGCAGAAGATGAATAGTGTATTCGGCCGTCTAATGTGGGCAGCCACGCTACGGCGCGCCAGTGCTATGGAAGAGTGGTTGGTGCAACACATTACACACTACCCTCCACCTTATATTGAAGCATACTCCGATGATCCATTCACGCAGCGTACTCGTTGCCCGTGTGGCGCCAGCGCGACGTTTACAGTAGTTGTAAATGTAGAAACGCGAAGCGTGCCGAAGTGAGTGCCTCATGCCCAAACTGTAACAAGCCATTGGAAGTTATGACAGTGAAAGAAATTGGCGAAATGTTAACAACTAGCCGTAAAGAAGGTATAGCGGAGCCTGGACTTCGTGTTACGACAGTTGGGGAACTAGCGAAGAAGCTAAGTCAAAGCAGCGATGTTAGTGAAGACAAGACTCCATTACTAATACCGGGTACATTCTTCGATACGAAGCGTAGGAAGTCAGTGGCAACTTCGTTGATGATGGAAGACTAGCGTGAATCGACGACATTTTCTACAGGGCTGCATTTCCACAGTAGCACTATTACAGGCTGGTGTGGCTTTACCTATTGCAGTAACTCCACAAACAGTAGAGCCATCTGTTCCCTACATTTATTGTACATATTGTAAGAAATACGAGCTCATAAGATTTGAGATACGCCTAGACTGTGGTTACGCTGTACAAGCAATGGTAACACATTCTATTAATGGTAGACAATATGAAGCAGCAATATTGTACGAACCTACAATGAAATGGGCTAAGCATTTTCAAACTACTATGACAGAAGCATTCCATAATCGCCATAAACAATTGGGTATAGTATGAGTACAAACGAACGCGTATTCTTCCGGGCACGCAGCTATCAACGTGGCGTCCGCGTAGCGCGCAAGGCAGGCTGCCGTCACTTCCTATGTCTATGGCACCGGCGCTGCGGCAAGGATCGCAATGCCGCAACGTTTGCATTCGAAGAAATGCTGCTGCGCGTCGGCGTCTACTTCCATGTATTCCCATCTCTGAACCAAGGCCGTCGTGACTTTTGGGATAACATTATCCAGGAGCGTGTCAACGGCGTAGAGCGTAGCATTAGAATGATCGAGGCGTGCTTCCCACGAGAGTTTGTGAAACGCCTCGATGACAAGGAAATGCAGATAGAATTAAACAATGGTTCTCTCTATCAATTAATGGGTTGCGATGACGACGAAGCCGTCGCGCGAATGCGCGGACCCAATCCGTTGGGTTATACGCTATCAGAGTACGCGCATGGTAGTAAGATGAAGGATGCGCGCGATACGCTATCTCCAGTCATTGCAGAGAACGGCGGTTGGGAGATACTAGCGTACACGCCAAACGGCTTCAACCAAGGTCATGATATCTACACCGCGGCATTGAAGAATCAGTTCAATTATGATAACCTCCTAGGATGGTACGTTCAGAAACTAACAGTGGAGGATACGAGGCGCGACGCTGCCGGGGAAGATGGCACGCCAGTAGTTACAGTAGAGCAAATCGAAAGTTTCCGCCGCGACGGCCAACGACCAGAATTCATTGCACAAGAATATTGGTGCGACTTCTCCGGTTTCCAGCATGGTACGATCTATGGTGATTTGATGCTGACGGCGGATGCCGAGGCGCGAATCACCACGGTCCCCTACATCGTAAACCTCCCTGTAGGCGTCATCTTCGACGTTGGCAAATCCGATAAAATGTCAATGTGGTTCTACCAACGCTACGGCGGGGCCACACGTTTCATCGATTATTACGAAGTAGTCCAGAAGGACATGCGCCACGCAGTACATGTGATGCGAGAACAGAAGCCATACATCTACGGACGTATAGTACTACCGTGGGACTCGCGCGGCGATGAAGCCTATCTTTCGGAAATGGGCTTCCGCAACGTCCACACCTGCCAACGCACCGCATCGCTGCAAACGTCAATAGACGCTGTACGACGTGCATTTCCTACGTTTTATTTCGACTCCAATAAGTGCGCAGTCGGCATCGAACATCTGCGACGCTACGCACGCGAGTGGGACGACGACGACAAAGTATTTAGTGTGACACCGAAGCACGATCAACATAGCCACGCTGCGGACAGCCTACGCACTGGCGTTGAGGGTGGCTTCGAGCCGCTAGTATTTGAGTCGTGGCAGGGACGTGAAGTTAAGGTCGAATCGTCCTTCGACCCTCGTGAACCAGCAGGGGGCATTAGTGTTTGAAAATGGCTTCGGTATGGAACAGCGACGGCGTTTCGGTGGCGGTAGTGCGCCACGGCCGCGCGAGCAACCAAAGCCGCCTAAAGAAGAAGATAAAGAGGTGCAGGAAGCGGCAGCCGAGGCACTGCGCCGGCGACGTACCGCGCGTGGCTTTCGCTCTACTATTATCGCACGCGACATGATGTCTGACGACACGGTACGACGTTTGTCAACGTTTGGATCATAGAAGTGTGGGATGGTTTGGTTTGGTTAGGTTTGGTTAATGCCAGCCGACGGTAAAGAATTCGTAAAACGGTACGAACGCCTCGAGCGAGAGTACGGGCCGCACGCGGAGCGCCACGAGCGTATGGCGCCGTACATTGCACCGTCGCGCGTCGGTATAACTGGCGTGCTCGCTACAGGCGACAAGATAACCCGTGGAGTCTATGACAGTACCACCCTAATGGCCGCAGAGCTAATGGCGCACTTCGTAGCAGGTCATGTCATCAACCCAGGACAGCAATGGATGGGTTACGCCATGCGTGATCCGCGCGTGGCAGACGATGACGAGACGCGCGAATGGTTGGAGGAGTGCACAAATATAACGCTAACGCGCATGGCGGCTTCGCCATTCTATGCTGAGGGACCCGAATCATTGATTGATTGGGGTGGCTTCGGTACTGGCGCACTTATCGGGGAGGAAGCGCCACAACCAGTTAATCTCACGCTACGCGGATTCCGTGGTTTCTATTGGTCCTCCATCAAAACCGGTCGTTTCCTAGTACAAGAAGGCGCAGACGGCACAGTTCACACGCTATTCCGTCGTTACCAAATGACGGCAGGTATGATAGAAGAACGCTGGAAAGACAACAGTCAAGCGACGCTTCCGCAAAGTGTAACCGCAGCGTTATCTGGCGGTGAACGCGATCGCCCATTCAAGGTGATTCATGGCATCTATCCACGTCCTAAGAGTGATTCCGGTTATGGCGCAAAAGGGATGCCTTGGGCTTCGTGTTGGGTTGAGTACGACAGCAAGCACATCATCCAGGAGAGTGGCTATCGTGTATTTCCGGCGGCCGTTCCGCGTCACCAGCGCACTGACGGTGACGTTTATGGACGCGGCAGAGGCGATATCGCTTTTCCTGATACCTGGACGTTAAACAGTGCGAAGCGTATGTCACTTGAAGATTGGGCATTGAAGATACGGCCGCCTGTGCTTCATAGGCACGATAGTGTGATTGGCAGTTTGCGATTGGTCCCAGGAGGCCCAACTAGTATCAATACGCATGGTCAAGATATACGCCAAAGCGTAATGCCATATCAGACTGGTTCCAATCCTGAAGTCGCACAAATTAACGAAGAGAACCTCCGTGCGAGCATTCGTCAAATCTTCTATATTGATCATATCCTAAAGCTGCTAGAGATCGAGAAGTCGGAAATGACGGCGTTCGAGTATGCCCAGAAGATCAATCTTTTGTTCAAACTGATAGGCCCTGTGTACGGCCGCCTACAGTGGGAATGGCTCTATCGTATTGGTGATATTGCGTGGGACGCACAGATGGCGGCTCGTGCATTACCACCGCCTCCACCTATCGTATTCCAATCCGACGGTAACATAGATGTAATCTTCGACAACCCGCTAGCGCGGGCGCAACGCTCCGGCGACGCCGAAAGCATGGCATTCGCGCTAAACGACATGGCGCCGCTCGCGCAGCTAAAGCCGCAAATCTTAGATTGGGTAGATGACGATGCTTTCGCACAGGGCACTATGCGAATCCGAGGAGTGCCAGCGAAATGGACTTCGTCGCGCAAACAAGTTGACGCCATTCGCGCTGCGCGGGCGGAGCAAGATCGTACTGATTTGCAACTAGAGCGCGCTGAGAAAGCTGCTGGCGCAGTTGGTAAATTAGGGCCAATGATGAAGACGTTGCCGGGTGGTAAACAAGCATGACGTTTCGGCGCTTACAACGTTGGTTGACTTATAAATGGCGTAACGAAGATCCAGGTCTAGTCATAGCCTATCGTATGACATTCCAGACGATGTACGGTGATCGCGTTCTACAACATCTAATTGACAACATCTATTGCACCGTCTGCGAAAGCAGCGATCCAATCGCATTAGCCGCGCACAATGCGCGACGCTCCGTAGTCCACGATATTCTAATGAATATTGATCTTGCAGAGCATCCTAACAAATACGAAGTTAAAGTAGAACAGGAGAACGCTAATGGCGTGGCCGCTTGATATCCCAGAGAATCTAACATACGACGGCGATGGTGGCGTGAAAGTACCGATGCGTGACCATCCATTCGTTAAAGAATCGCCAGACCTCGGTCACTTTGTGAATCGTGCTTTTGCCCAACACAAAGAACTAGGTAGTCGTCTATCGCTAAAGAAAGCGGAAACACCCGAGGCGGCAGCCGCGTGGCGCACTGAACACCTGCCGAAACTCTACGATGCTGGTTTATTGACGCGCCCGCCTACAAAACCAGAAGAGTACGAAATCAAGAAGCCGGAAGAAATGCCGAAGGGTATGATTTGGAGTGACGAACGCGCCGGCAAGTTTGGTGCTATTGGTGTGAAACATGGCATTCCAAAAGCTGCAATGTCAGAGCTATTGGAGCTACATCGCGAAGCATTCTCCGCCAGCGTGGCAGAATTCAATACAACTTACGAGGAAGGACAGCTTGCGCTGAAGCGTGAGTTTGGCGATAAGTTCGATGAAGTTATGGAAGATGCTAAGCGCTTCACACCCTTGATTTTCAAAGATGCGAAGGATGCAGCGTTCCTAGCGGAAACAGGTATCGGTAATCATCCACAGTTCTTGGGGATAGTGGCGCGCCTCGCGCAATTTGCAAAGTCACGCTCTAGCTTCGCGGATCAACTTAAGGCCGGCGGTGGTGGTAGTGGTGCAACCGGCGACGAAGTCCGTAGTGAGCTATCGCGCATTATGAACGACACAACACATCCAAAATATGCCTTGTTCAAGAAGCAAGATCCTAAGACGATGCAAGAGATCGACGAGATGTACAAAAAGGCATACCCGGGGCAGCTAACTGTTAGTTAGATGCCCTGGAAGTTAGTAATGAGTAAGTTTAAGGCGGGTACGTTGAAGTCTGGAAGTGGAAAGAAAGTGAAAAGTAGGAAGCAAGCGATAGCGATAATGATGTCTGAGAAGCATAAGGCAGCGATGGGGATGAAGGAGTATAAATAATGAGTGTTGCCTATATAGGAACTAAGATCGTGTTTGCTTGGAAAGAAATTAAAGATGGTCGTGACGGTTATGCAGTAGAATACGAGGATGGCTACAGGTCTTGGTCTCCTAAAGAAACATTTGAAAGGAATTATAGGCTAATATCAATGGATGAAAAACGGTTGGTAAACAAATGAGCGATCCAAGAAATCCACAAGCTCCAGAGTACCGAGGCGTGAGCGTGGAACACCCGCGCATCGTAGAGGCGATAAAGAACGCTGCGAAGCGTGGGATCTCTAAAGAGCATACCATGAAGATCGTGGGAATGCCAATGGTGGTTGTGTCTAAGCATTACGACAAGGCACGGGAGGAGCGTAAGTAGTAGCATAAGTGTCAGTACCTCTTAGCACGAGAGCCTGACATAACGAAGTGCCGCATACGACGCGCGTTAGCGTCGTAGGCGAGGCCCAGCGCAAGCTGGATACCCTCTCCGCTAAAGTAAAGGAGAGAGTAAAATGAGTATCACCGTAGACCAAGCCTGGGTATATCGCTTCCACGATATGCTCAATCTAACGTATCAGCAGAAAGGATCGCTCCTGGAGGGATTAATCGACCCAGGGATGGTCCATCGTGATGTGTCAGCAGCAATCGACCATCACGAGCGCCTCGGTAACGTCATCGCAAACGACGTTATCGACGCATTCGGTCAGACGAAACTCCTAAACCCGCCGCACTCGCGGCGCGCCGTTACACTTCAATCCTCCGACGCAGCGGTGCTTGTCAGCGACGAGAATACGCTACGCAGCATGGTCAACCCACAGAATGCGTACTTGAATACAATCGTGTACGCGCTAGGGCGCCGTGCGGACAAGCACTTGATCGACGCTAGCGTTGGTAACGCGAGCGTGGCAAGCGTAGGCGCAGGCTCCGGTGTCATCACCTACGGCACGCAGGCGCTGCTGTCAGCACACACTATCGGTACTGGCGTCGCAGTAGTGTTGGCAGACGTCATCAATGTAGCGGAGCTGTTGTCCAAAGGTAGCGTACCGAGTGGTATGGGAGAGCGTATCTGGCTCTACGGCCCTGGTCAGTTGCGCGACTTCCTCGCTATCACACAAGCGTCATCGTCAGACTTCACGCGCCACAAGATTCACGATATGGGTACCATCAATGGGATCGACTGGGAAGGCTTCCGTTTCATCGAAATCTCAGACGTTGTCGATTCCGCAAAGGCAGTGCTACAACGGATGCTTCCTATCAGTGGTACGAACCGTGGTAACATCGCATTCGCGCGTGGCGCCCTTGGCCTGTCAATCGGACGGCCAATCGGTGCACCGAAGATCAATGAGCGCGCTGACTTGAACAACTCCATCCAAGTACGGCAGGTGATGATGCAAGCCGCTGTCCGTGTTTGGGAAGCTGGTGTTGTGCGAATCAACGTGCTAGAGAACTAAGAAAGAAAGGGAAAGGAGGAAACCAAAATGGCAGTCCGTGACTCTGCGCTGTATGCGCGTAAGCATACAAATCTGTATCTGACTGTCGATAGCCGCGATGGTCTCGGTAAAGTACAACCGATTCCATTCTCGCATACTGTCGTGTCTGGAGAACTCGGCGGCGCGTCAGCAGGCGTCTCAGACGAAGTCAACCTCTGTGTGCTACCAGCGAACTGCATGGTCATTGCATTGTTGTTTAGTGCTAATGACGTGTGGGCCTCGGCTGGTGTTAACGGTACGCTGTCAATCGGTGACTCTGGTGACATCGACCGCTACATGGTCGCAACAGAACTCTACACCGCCGCGGGCGGTCCAATCGCTACTGCACTACTGCAAAACAACGTACTTGCGTTCGCGGGGCAGAACTACAAGCCGACAGCCGATACTATCGTGCTCGCGCAGTATGCTGTCGCAAACCCGGTCGTTGGTAAGGTGTTCCGTGGCTGTTTCCTAATCGTGCCAGGCGCGTAGAGCCTGTGACAATTCGCAACGCGGCCTCTATGGGAACTTATGGTGCAACGTGGACGTCACGCGGATACGCGGGGACGGGAAACGTAGCGCATCTGATAGGAACCCTGGAAGGTCGCGTTGCGATAGTTGCGGGCTCCGCGCGGGGTGTTTTTGCGGAAGTTGAAGACGTTAAACGTCAGTTAGTCGAGGCGCCGGTAGTGTTTGCAGTCAATGAAGTTGGCATCTACATGTCAGATGCAGAGCATTGGATTTCACTCCACGCTGATAACCTCGGAGTATGGCGCGCCGCGCGTTGGCTTCATCCACGTCCTACTGACCCACAAATTCATTCCGTAGACATGCGTCCTCATATACAACATATTTGGTCCAATCTAACGCCGTGCTTTGCACTCTCCGGGTATTTCGCAATGCAGATTGCGTACATAATGGGTGCTTCGCAAATAATTTTGTGTGGTTGTCCTGGGATGCCATGGCCGCGATTCTTCGAGGCGTGTCCACGCCCTGACTTCGGCTACGGTCTAGGTACAAATGGTAATGACGAGGGCACGCGTCAACAGTTAGAGCACGAAATGAAACGCTTACCTGACTTCAAAGCGGTGGTGCGTAGTACACGTGGTTGGACACATAACTTCTTTGGGGGACCAGAACAATGGCAGCATTCGCAACGCTAGCAGCAGCGGAAGCACGCGCGAAAGCCAAGGTCGCAGACGGAACGTGGGTTAACGCACATAGTCAGAAGACGTTTAGTGGGACTATCGCAGTTCGCGTGCAACGTTTCATGTCGCCAACTAACCCTGGATACGGCGCGTGGGTTGACATCACCGATGATGCGACTGATTAAGGAGGATGCAATGCGTAAGTTAGCTGTCGCTATCACTAGCGTACTCGTGTTGTTCGGCGCAACGCGCGCAGCGCGCGCCGAAGGCCCAGTTGTAAATAAGGCTACTTGTGAACTATCTTGGAATGCGCCCACGACTAATGCGGATGGCACGCCACTGACTGATCTCGCTGGTTATCATGTCTATCTTGGCACGTCTGCCGCCGACGTGATAGCATCCGGTCCGACACTGCAAGTAGCTGCGCCATCGCCAACGCCAGTAGCAGGATCGCGCGTGGTGTGGTCATGCGCGGCAATAGCTGTGCAGCAGCATTATACGCAGATCGCAGCGTTCGATACTTCGGGTAACATTAGTGTGAGGACCCCTGTATTCCCTTTCGTAGTTCAGTCCGTTGTGACTGTCAATCCGGCACCGTCAGCACCGACAAATGTGCAAGTACGCTAGTTGAAATCTGTTACATGCTCGAAGAGTTGTTAGGGAGATAATCATGCCAGACATGTCCGACAACGAAGTGCTATCGCTACTAGGTAAGATAGACGCAGAACAGCGTACAATGGAGAGTTTGTGGGCGCAATTCTCCGTTGCGCGGAAGCGCGTCGGCGAAGTTATCAAACGCTTCCAGGTAGTTAGTGTGGAATTGCCGGGACTAGAAATGCGCGTAGTCGCTGCGCGAGCGGAGCTAGCGGAGCTAGAGCCAGCCTACGAGAAGCGTAAGCAAGAGTTAGTAGTTGCCGAGGGCGAAGCGCGTAAAGCATTAGCAGCGGAGTCAGAACCACTCCAACGTACAATCAACGAGCAACGCGCAGCGTTGCTAGCAATCAATCGCAGAATCGAAGAAGCCGACAGGCGGGCGACGCAACACAAGAAAGAGTTAGATGCTCACATCTTGATGAAGCGTACCGAATTGGATAATCTGACTACTGCGCTAGCAGAACTAAAGCGCAAGCATGCACTAGCTTAGGAGATCACAAATGTCGAAGGGTAATACGTTCGAAGCTGACATTCTCAAACTGATCTTCCAAGCAGTAGCCATTGCTGATCTTGCGGAGAACGACGCGACTTCGCCTGCCACTACGTTGACAGTTGCGCTGCATACCGCGGACCCTGGCGAAGCCGGCGACCAGTCTACGAATGAGACTGCCTACACTGGCTATGCTCGCGTGGCAGTGGCGCGCACCTCAGGTGGCTGGGCTATCACTGGTAACTCTATTTCGCCAGTGGCTAACATTGATTTTGGAGAATGCACGGCAGCGCCTGGTGGTGCTATTACACATGCCTCGATTGGAACTGGCGTAGCTAACAAGTTACTCTACAAAGGCACGCTAACACCGAACATAACGATGGCTGTCGGCGTGATTCCACGGATCAAGACTACGAGTACGATTACAGAAGATTAGTAAATATAAGAGGAGCTACTATGGCGATCCTGACCCCTGTTCAACTGACGACGCTCCAGCGAGATTGTGAGCGCGATTCGCTCGTCATCAACTATACCAAGGCGCAAGCGAACGCCATGAGCCAGTCCATCGAAGATTGGTTCGAGGTTAATCGTGCAGCTTTGAGGACAGCGATTCTCACTGCCGCCGGTGGAGTTGGATTTACGCCGACGAATAATCAGATTGCGATCTTCGTCAAGCGATGGCTTGCGCAGAAGTTTGAGAGGGGTGGGTAATGGCTACTCATCGGATTCCGATTCTCGGGGCACACACGAATCCGGATGCCACTGGGCGGGCGTTCTTTGAGCCATACTCGATCAAGGCAACTAACGATTTGTTCAAGCATCTTGTTCTGGTTCTCAATAATCCTGGAGCCAGCGAGGCTCACGGAGTCTACGGGACCTTCGAGGTGCCCGCGAACTTCGTGAGTGGCGCGAAGATCAAATTTCGCTGGACTACGACCGCGATAACCGGGAACGTGAAGTTTGATTTCGATTATAGGGCAGTTGGCGGCAACGATACCGAGTCCCTCGATCAAGCGACGTTTCAAGAGGCTCTGACTGTGACTGACGCTGCGCCGTCAGCGACTGACGAGCGTATGGAGGCCGAGGTTACTCTGACGGATGCTAACCTTGCTGCGGGGGATATCGTCGAATTCTACTTCACTCGCGAAGATGGTGCGGGAGTCGATACGATCGCCGCTGCGGTGACCGTGCATTCGCTGATGTTCGAGTACGCGGACGCCTAGACTGTGGCGCTACACGTCGATAGCTCGGTGGCCAATCAGTATATAGATTGCGGCTCTGCGGCCGCCATTGACGATTGGACATCCTTTACGTTGCTCTCGTGGTGTCGCGCGACGACACTCGCTGCAGACGGGGATTTGCGCCGCATTGGTATCAAGAGTTCAACAACCGGGAACGCGAAGGACCTTCACCATGCGTGGCTTTCAGCTTTAGGAATCCCTCAAGACTGTCTGCGATGGCGTATAAATCGCGCCACGACGGCGGCCAATGCCGAGAGCGTAGCGAATACCGTAGTCCAAAATGAATGGATGTTTGTCGTCGGGACCTACAGCGAGGCCGATGGACCACGAATCTACAAGGGCACGTTGACGGCCCTCGCCACCGAGGTCTCGTACAACGTGCGTACCGTTGGCATTGGGGGAACGAATAGTGACGCGGACGGGTCCCTGCGCTGGGGTCAGCGTGTTGTGACCCCGCTGTCCGCAACGACGGGATTAGTCGGCGACATCGCGACGGGGCTCTACATCAACCGGATTCTATCGCTCGCGGAGATTCAATCTCTCCAGTTTCGATTCCTCGATTATATGCGTTTCACGGAAGCGAAAGCCGCCTATATCTTTGGCTACAACGGCACGGGAACGCAACCTGATTTATCTGGCAATGGCAATGCCGGGACTGTGACTGGCGCCACGGTCGCCGATCATGTCCCGTTGGGACCGTTCTTCGGATGGGATGCACCGCGACGCTACGCGGTAGTGGCTGGCCCTACCATAATAGAAGCTGATTTAAATGCAGTAGGTGTGGGCGCACATAGCGCGGTTGGCGCTTCATTATTCAATAGTGTGTTAGCCGGCGTTGGCGAATCGGTGCCTGGGATTATTGGTGCAGCGATAGCACTATCTGACTTAGGAGTGGTTGCTGTAGCAACACCAGTGATAGCCGGTGCGGCTATATTCGCCAGCGTGGCAGGCGCAGACGGCGCTGCCGCAGTAGACCAACAAGCGGCGTTCGCAGAAAGCGAGCGCGATCTCGTAGCCGCTGGCGTAGCCGTAATGGATGGTGTTAGCGGCGCGACTGCGCAAGCAGAGCTTGTTGCCGCAGGTCTTGCAACTGTGAACTTACAAGGTGAGGATGTAACTAATCCGACGTTACCTGTGGGTACGGTACCAGTGCGTTACCTCGTAGGTGAGCTACCAAATGTCGTGCCAGTAGAAACAGTGTTAGTTGACGACATTGGCGTCGTGTCAGTACGCGAATTCGTTGGCCCCGCCAACGTAGTGCCGGTGCGCGAAGCTGCTAGCGAGACGCCTCGCGTGCGTGTACGCAAAGTATGAATAAGATAGTAACGCTGCGCGTCGGCGATAAGTACGGACCGGAGTATCCTGCTAAGCTGCTAAATGGTTTGCAACGTTACACGACACAATCATTCGTATTTGAATGTATCACAAAGGAAGAGTTCCCAGGGTGGTGGAATAAATTACTACTATTTCCGCCGGCGGAGCGCATCGTATTCCTCGATTTAGACATAGTCATAACTGGCAATATTGATTTCTTATTCGATTACGATGGTCCATTCTGCGCGTGGAAAGACCCATGGGCCTTTGGTTGTAATACTTCTGTAATGTCAATCGCAGCGGGCTATGGCGTACGCATTCGTGAAGCGTTTCTACGAAACCCTGATGCAATTATGCGTGCTTTTCATGGAGATCAAGACGTTGTAAATTACATAATAGGGGTAGACAAGATTGATTGGTGGGACTACCGTGTTGCTTCGTACAAAGCAGATAAAATGCAGGAAGGATTCCGCGAAGCGTCGATAGTTGTGTTCCATGGTGATCCTAAACCGCATACATTCGCGAATGGGTGGGTACATGACAACTGGATTTAAGACAGTCAATGGATTCGTATGGCCAGAGTGCGATACCGACGCGGCTGCTGTAGTCCATTCACAGGTCGTAGACGTCGAAGTTGCGCTCCGTCATTGTCGCTATTGGGATCTAGTAGTACAAGCAGGTGGCAACATGGGAGTATGGCCGCGTTATCTAATGGGTAAATTCGTCGAAATCTATACATTCGAACCAGAACCAACAAATTTCAAGTGCTTAGCGCAGAATTGTCCAGACCGTCGCATACACAAATATCCTATGGCTTTGGGCAATACTACTAAGCGCGTATCTATGGAATATCCCGAGGGGCGACGGAATATGGGGGCGTGTTGTGTAACAGATGGCAACGAGATTGGTATGCTACGCTTGGATGATCTACGCCTCGAGGCGTGTGATTTGATCCAGTTAGATATAGAGGGTTATGAGCCGTTGGCGATGGCGGGTGCCATTGCTACAGTTAGACGTTACCGACCAGTAGTAATGTTAGAGGACAAGGGCCTATCGATGAAGTATGGCTACTCGCAGGGCTGGTCAGAAGCATGGGCGTTGCAACACGATTACGTAAAAGCGGCGCATGTAAATCGTGACATTATCTATATTCCTAAGGAGTACGCTAAGTGAGTGCGGAAACGGACTTCCTAAACGACGCACTAGGCCAATGTGGACAAGAACGTATCTCGTCTATAGATGATCCCAACGTGCGCGCGAATTGGTGTAAGACATTCTATGTGAAGCTGCGCCGGAGCGCGCTACGATCGCACCATTGGAACTTCAATGCCGCGCGGCTGGAGCTAGCGCAGGATGCCACAGCACCTGCCTTTGAATTCGCATTCGCTTATACGCTGCCGGATAATTTCCTCAAAATACGCGAATACAACGGCGTCGAAATAAGTGTTAGCGCGGTGGAGCCGTGGTTATGGACGAAATTATCTGGGCGCTACGTTATCGAAGGACGCAAGCTGCTATCGAATGAATCTAGTGTCAAAGTAGTGTATTCGATAGATATCGACAATCCACTACTATGGGATGATCTATTCTACCAAATGCTAGCGACTTGGCTTGCTAGTAAGTTGGCGATGGCTATCGGGAGGGACGCGGCGAAGTCTCAATCGTTGCTATCGCAAGCAATTAACATCGGCTTGCCGTTGGCAGCAGCAGTCGATGGTCAGGAAGGTACAGTTATACCATATCAAGTGGATGATCTACTATGGGGACGTTAATTGTCTAAAGCGCGACGGTTACTGACCAACTTTAGTAAGGGTGAGTTGTCCCCGCTAATAGAAGGAAGACCAGACCTCGCCGCGTACTTCGAGGGCGGTCGAAAGATTGAAAACTACCTATTGTTACGTCAAGGTGGGCTAGAGCGGCGCCCCGGCTTGCGTTTTGTTGTAGAATGCAAAGATTCAAATCGTGACACAATCTTGCTGCCATTCGAACCGGATACCGATAACAATTATGTTTTAGAGTTCGGTCATCGATATATCCGATTTATCAAAGATAAAGCACAGATAGTTGACGCTTCTGACTTAGTAGCTAACGGTACATTCGATACTGATCTCGCAGATTGGGTTAAAACGATCTCTGGTAGTGGTAATGTAGTTTGGAACAACGGTAAAGCGCGATTTACGAAAGGAGCAGCATTTGGCACTGCTGTTTTGCGTCAAGGTGTAACTGTCTTAGCAGGTAAATCGTATACGTTACGTTTCACTATAGTTAATACCGGTGGACCGTTTGGTGGTGGTCTAGCATTGCAATTACTTGTCGGATCTACACTCGGTGGTTCAGATTTGCTAGTTGTAGGTGTCACAACAGGGTCCTATGCCTTCCAAATTATATCTCCTACAACCCTTATTTCGATAAAATTAGCTAGTGACGACATACTGGATCCACATCCATTGCCCCCAGGACAGGCCGATTGGGATGATGTAGAGCTACGTAGCAATGATGTTGCAATAGAAATAGTATCACCGTATACAGAGGCGCGTCTTCGCGAAATCCATTATACAGAGTCGGTAGACGTTCTATTTCTCTTTAATCAGCTAGTGCAGCAACAATTGTTGTCGAGGATCTCCGACATATCGTGGGACATAAGTCCCATGCAATATAATCCTTCGCCATCGTTTGAAGACGATACAGATATATCCGGCGGCACCGCTACACTAACGCCATCGGCTACCACTGGTCAATCCGTGATATTCACTGCATCCGCAGCCGTATTCCTAAACGCGGATGTAGGACGTCAGATAATATTCGGAGCGTCGCGTGGTATCATCAGCGCGTTCGGCGCCTCGGCT